ACTGCGTTTAACAAGGCGGTGAAATCGAGAATGGTCAAATAGAAAGTCCTTTCCAGGTTCGTGTTGATGCCCACCATTTTCGGTGTAAAGTACACAATGTTTACCACCCTTGATTGTTAAGTGGTATCTCAGCATGAGATTACTCTCGGCACGATGTGCGGGTATGGCCATTGGACCATCTATGACTGCAAACATTGCGGTGTCTTTATCTATACACGAAATCTGATCAATTATTTTTTGAACTTCGGGGAAATCCTTGACTTTGTAGTAATAATAATTATTATTCTTCTTGAACCATGGATCAAGTTTATGAAAGTAATGTTTCTTTGCGTCGGCGACACCCTTTTCAAATTCGTATAAAATCTTATTATAGTTTGCTCGTACAAACCACAGATTTGGGTAATCCATGATATTGTATTCAAACTTGTGAAACATCATATCCACCAAAGTGTTCCTCATACCAACCAGAGGTCTGAGAGGTCTCTGGAAGTAAAGCATATCTATCGGCGACTTTAAATAATCGTGAAGAACAAGAACTACTGGTAGCCACAGAAGACGCCACATTAATTTCTCTGTATAAAATAAAAATGCCAGGTTACGGCAAGCGAATGGAAATGTTTACCCCAGAACCAACCAAGAAAACCCCAGAACTTGAAGAACGATTCAAGGTTCCACTTCTCCCCTCGATGACTCTTGTCCAGTTGACCATTTTTGGTCTTATTTTGGCTTACGCGTGGTCTGTGCGTAAGATGAACAAGGCTGTCGTCTCCACCGCGGCTCTCACCATTGGTCTTCTCCACATGTATGATCACATGTACCGCGTGAAGCGGGGTGAAGAACGCCTTTTCTTCGCGCCACTCCCAAAGAAGGAGGGGTACTGTGGTGCTTGCCGAAAATAAATTAGCTATACATTGTAAGTATGCACGTCAAGATTGTTCGTAGCCCAGATCGTAAAAAGAAGTTCAGGGCAATCCTAGGAGACGGCAGGACTGTTGACTTTGGTGCCAGTGGGTATTCCGACTACACCAAACACAAGAATCCTTCACGAATGCGCTCGTATGTCCTCAGACATGGTGGTCAAATTCCAAAACGTATTGTGGCTGAACGCCAGCCGGCAATGATACACAGAATGATGCGTAACATAGACAAAAGTGACAAAGAAGATTGGAAATTAAGTGGTATTGGGGGTGCAGGGTTTTGGTCGCGTTGGTATCTCTGGAGTCAACCAACGATTCCAGGGGTACAAAGGTTTATGGCAAAGAGATTTGGAATTAAATTTGTATGATAATACTAAATGGCCGCAATCGTTTTAGGATTGTGTTGTGTATCTTCCATGCTTGGTGGAGGATACCTGGCATATAATGAAATGAAAAAATCACAGTTGGAGGAAGCTGCTATACAAAGACAGAAAACCTTCGCAAAAACACCAGGACTTCATATGTTCTATGAATGTGATTATAAGGAAGATGGTGTACTTCAAGTGATAGATGAATCACTTCCAAAGACTATGGAAGATGAAACTACAATTGATATGGATGGTGGTTTTAAATCATTCATTATCACAAGTGGATATAAAGTAGACACATATGATAAGGATGGGCTCACTGGCGTAAAAATGACATATAACGGACCTCAAAATATGCGATGCCTTAAAACTCCAATTAAAAGTTTAAAATTCTATAAAGCCTAATCATTCTTTGTGAGACCTCGTCTCTTTAGGTTAGCCTTAAGGTCTGCGAGGAGAGCAGCTCGTGGTGGTGGAGGTGGAGGTGGCATGGTCGCACGTCTTGGTGACATACGTACTGGCTGGGCAACACGTTGTACTCTTGGTGCATTTGGACCAGCCTCCTTAAGGACCATTTTACACACTTTGATAAACTTCTTGGCACTCTTCGCTTGATTTTCAAGGGATGGTTCAGCTTTAGCCTTTTTGGGCAACTTCGCCATGAGCTCTTTCTTTGAAAGTTTTGTGCGTTTACCCTTGACATCCTTTGTCACCCTGAAGCCAAGCTTCTTGACCTTTTCTTTGAGCTTTTCGTACTCCATTTAATATACACTAACAAAAATTATTGATACCTGACACCGGCTCGTGTCGCCGCATCATCAATTTCGTCAACCATTTCCCACGCCCATAGACACTCTTGTGCGTTTTGGTCTTCACAAATAGAGTGCGCCAAGTCAAGAGCTTCGTGAAGAATCATCTTGAGACGCATCTGCCTCACTGTAATTTTTTTAGGTTCTCTCAAAGAGGGTGCCTCGTACATCTGTTGAAGTGCGACACGAGTGATTTCAGACTTCTTCCGTTCATAATTGATTTCTTCACTTCTTTGGGCTGCGACAATTTGAAGTTTTCTACGAATGGGTGCTGGTTCAGGTGACCAATACCCAAATTTCTTGAGAGTCTGCACCATTAAATATCTATTGGAAGATATTTTTAAGACCATTTAAGTCTCTCTACAAATCTTCTTAATAAATACGGTGTAAGTTCACTTAAGGAGCCAAATGGCACATATCTATAATCTGGAAAATCCTCACCCATACCTAAAAGTTGTGCAACTTTGTATCTTCTATGTGGAGTACATCGTGCAAATTTGATATCTTCAGAATTATGTGTCGCCAATAGGGTGTGTACATTTTCACTCGCACCCAGAGACATATTGAGACCCTCGCGAAATGATTTATCAACTTCCAATTTATTTGGTAAAAGACCAACCTGTTTACCAAGATAAGCACCCCTCACCAATTTCACACCCAAATTAATACCATGTCTCTCAGCGGCGAGAAGATCCATTTCAAGTTCTTTGAGGGCAGCGCTACGATACATTTGATATGTTTTAAATACATATGGTTTGTGACGATTGAATTCATACATCATATCATATGATTCTCGTGAATAAAGGATATCTTCGGCGTCAATACAGACTTGACAATTGTTATTTATCGCGTGTTGAATTATCTTTTTCATGTGCGCCACCGCAAAAGTTGGTGATTCTCTAGATCCAAATGAAGTCATTTTTAGAGCAAACATACTTCCTGGAATATTTGACATCATGGTCATATTAACATCGCTGACATGTTGTGCGTCATGGAGTTTACAGTTCTCTCTCGCATAATCCAAAATAACTTTAGCGCTAGAGCGATGAACGTCTCTAATGACTTTTGTTAGTTCATGATTGAGTGCTGCATACCTCAGCATATCTTAAAGATATGGTACATTTTTAATACATGGATATGGAGACTCGTACTTTGATAACTAAAGTGCTTCTTCCTCGTATTAGGCAACTTGAGGAAGAAGTCGCTGCGTTGCGAAGACACACATGGCCGTATGTTCAATCTCAGAAGGAAACTAATCAACTTGATGACATGCACGCAAAGAGAGACTTTTTCAAAAATCTGGACGATGACACAATCTTGGAACTCTTGAGACTCAAGGCGAGACTCTCAAGAAACCCAGGGCTTCAGGGGAGAGAATATGATATTATTACGACTTTGCGGAATAATTTTTGTTAGTGTATATTAAATGGCATCATTCCTACTTCAATTTATGGGTTTAGATGCACTCGGTGTATCTGTACCAGGTGCGGGATTATTTACCGCGCCCGTTGTTGCATTTCAAAAAGATAAAGATCTTGATGCGAGTACCATGATATCTCTTATCTGTTCGTGCTTGTGTTCAGCTATGGTTGTGCAGAGAATGGTAAATTTTCCATTTAAATCACCACCTATCATAATGATGTTGGCTGCCTGCTGTTTCTTGAGTTGTTGCTCATCTGTGATGTTAACTAAGGATACTTATGATCGTTTTACTCATAAATCGGAATAGTTTAGAAGAAATCATCCGTTCTGTACATATTCACCGTGTATGAACCAGTTTTACCAGTTACTGAAACTGATTCATTCCCATATATCTCTTCACACCCAATATCTTCCATACAGTCGCGCGCGTTGTGTGTCACGGGAACCGGGTACAAGTTTTCACCACCCGTTGTGGTATAATAGTGATAGCGATCCCTGCGTCCTCTGACCTCTTTACCGTATAGGGGGAGAGTTTCTTCTCCGGAACCCACGAGAATACCCATTTGTTGCATAAAACCGGGTTTGTATTGTTTGATGGGTGGACCTCTGAATTCGGGTTCGCGGCGCCTTTGTCGCCTCTCCATTGGTCTTGGAGGAACTGGCATCACAGGCACTTCCACTGGAACTTCGACAACTTTAGGGTTATAGTATATGTATCCCAAAACGAGAGCAAGTACAATAATAACTAACCACAAGATTTGAGTCTTGTTCTTGTTCTTTATCTTCATTTATAATAGTTAAGGAATATTATTCAGATAAAGACATGAAGGTACTCGCCATAGATATTGGGTATCATAATATGGGACTTGTCCTCGCCGAATGTGGTAAAGGTCCAAAGGTAGATGTAGAATTCATGAAGAAGGCAAGTCTCGAAGACTATAAATATATTCACTCAAATGACATCGTTGATCTCGTTCCGTTATTTGTAGATGCACATGAACATATTTTTGAAAGTGCTGATAAAATTCTTATAGAGAGACAACCACCTGGAGGGTTTACAAACATTGAGGTACTTCTAAATTACATGTTCAAAGATAAAGTCATCTTGGTTTCACCTGTGAGCATGCATACACATTTTGGTATGAGACACCTAAATTATGAGGAACGCAAGGAGCGAACTGTCTCCATTGCAGATAAATATATTGAGGGTGAAATACCCTACGAGAGGAAACACGATATTGCCGACGCACTATGTATGATTTTGTATTATAACTTTAGAGTTTCCGTACACTTTTTTGATAAATTTAGGTTTGACGGGCCTCGGCTCTAATAATTTCTAATGCGTTTGCCACAGATTCTAAAGCGTCAAACATTGTCGCCGCACTACGCTTTTTACAGCACACTCGAATATTTTCAATATTGTATTCAAAAGATTTCTTCTCCTTCTGTTTTCTTTCTTCGTGAGACTTCATAACACCCTTGAGTCTCTCAATCTCCGAATTTAACTTTTGTGTAATGACTTCAATGGCTTCGTCCATCTTTAGGATCTCTTCCTCATACCAGTCAATGTGACGGTTAAGAAGATCCCGTTTCACTTGAGATTTTGTTCTCTCCATCTGTTTTTCAACTCTTTCAATTTTGTCATCAATAATCTGAAGATTGTTTAAATATTTTTGATGGTGAAATTCCTTAGATTGCTCGAGAGCTTCAATTTGTTGTTTGATGTCCATTGTGTTGTGTAAACTCTTCGCCCCAAAACTTTATACCAAGCATGCGTTCGTGATAGTCTATGATCCATTTTAAAGTTTGAGATCTTAGACTATCAGTTTCCTTGTAGAACTCATACTCTTTCCGAAGACGATTGAGTTCTTCTTCACGCCAGTGAGGCATTTTACTTGGGTGTTTTACCTTTCACGATCAATCTTAGGTCATCAATAAACGTATCAAAGCGTCCAAGGCGATACTGGACCAAAGCCCATAGGAAAAAGAATACCGTCTTTGTCAGGTTATTTATATCATTGTCTTCCATCTTGTATATTGGAGAAACCACTCGGTGCATAAAGGTTTCTTCCTTCTGTTGCCCTGTCACATACATTTCGGCTTGTGTCAAAGCACATGTATCATCATTGACACTCCAATGATAGAACAAAAATGGGATAAGTATGGAATAAAATTCAAGGTTTCTGCGATCATTTGTAAATGGAACTACCAGAATACCTATGAGAAATACAAGATGAATCCAGAATATTATGTTCATCTATTATAAAATGAACCAAGAAAATTTTGACGATCAAATGATCAAACAACAGGCACTTGAAAATCGTCGTGATAGTTGGAATGAGCAACACGAATCTATATTGCGTCAATGGGGTGAGGCTTCGGGGTGTTACAGGTACATGCATCACCGAGCGTTCCTGTTGTACAAGGGATTGAGTATGCGTTTTACTTTACCTGTCATTATACTTTCAACAATCACAGGTACTGCGAACTTTGCTCAAGAACAGTTCCCCGAGAACCTCCGTGGTATGGTGCCATCTGTCATTGGTGGTCTTAACCTTATCGCAGGTCTCGTCGCGACCATTATGCAGTTCTTGAAGATCAATGAATTAATGGAAAATCACAAGGCGGCGGCGCTCTCATTTGGTCTTCTTTCCAGAAATATTAGATTAGAATTAGCTCTCGCTCGTGAAGAGCGTAGTACAGATGGTTTGGAATTTGTTACCAGATGCAAGAATGAATATGACCGTCTCATTGAACAGTCACCAAGTGTTCCATCAACTATCCTTGCAGAGTTTGAAAAGGAATACCCACTTGACAATATGTTCACGAAGCCTGAGATTCTCGATGTCCGAGCGATTCCCAAGTTGAAACTACCAGGTTTCACAAATATAAGATCACACACGGGTTCAAGTGTCATCTCCGAATCAACAAAGGGTGGACCACTTTCCAGGATTGGAGAACTCGTAAAAGGGAGGGAAGAGTATGAAGCAAAAATAAAGATCCTTGAAGAGATGCAGTCTGAATTAGACGAAGAAGAAGAACTCACATCGGTGGTCTCTGAAGAACCGATAGACGTCGAGCAAGGTACACAAGAAGAATAAACATTGAAATGTTAGTCAACATAGCACACACA